TACCATAAGCTTGTTCAATTTCTGTGAATATTCTATCAGTTTTATATACACCACCGAGTATAACAGATGGGTCATATTCTTGATAATCACCGTTTAAAATATCAGCCTTTAATGAATCAGCTAAATCATTAAAATATGTAGCCTTTTGTTTACCATCAGAAATAGTAATATCGCCTATTTTTAAAGAATCACCAAGTGTAGACCCATATTTAATCGCACACATCTTATAACAATCATATAAAGACCAAAGCATATCACCATTATTTTTTTTAATGATGTAATCTAATTCTTCATCTTGGAAGGTTTCATTTTGCGTACCTTCAGCACCTAATCTTAATCTAAGTTGATTGCGTGGTATATCAAGTCTTGTTATATCATATGTAAACGACATTTCTTAAACCCCTTATCTAAGTAATTCTAAAATACCTTCTATATTTTCTTCGGTTATTTTCTTTTTGGTTGCATTTTGTTTTAAACCGAATTTATCTTTTATTTCTGAAAAATCAATTTCTAAATCTTCAGCTAATTGTTTAAATGTTTTACCAACATAATTAAATGTTTTAGCTGTTTTTATAATTTTTTCTTCGTTGTCATACTCTTGTTTAATATTACAAACAATTACGCCAGTTCTAATTAAAGTCATTAGAGTTTTATCTTCAAATTCCTTATAACTTATTTCCTCATTAGCCAATCTTTTCTCGCCATTTAAAACACAATCATGAGCAACTTTTAAATCATACATTTGTAAAGGAATTAAAGAAATAGCACCAGAATCTAATAACATCCTGTCATTAGATGTAAATTTATATTCATAAAGTTTATTTGCTTTATGAAAACCATAATTTACAAAATCTCTATTTGTATAAGCTTGTAATTTAACAATATTTGTGTTGAACATAAATAAATCTCGCTTTCTTTATTATTTTTATATCATATATTTAAAAAGCGGGAGGGCTAACTCCCGCTTCTATATTAGTTATATTTTGAAACTAGATACAATCTACTAAAAGTAAACCAGCTTCTTTGTATTGAATTACAGGTGTAAATCTTTGTTTAACACGTAAGAAAGTTACATCTCTTGATTCATCTTCTCTTTCGTAGAAACCTACACCAGAAGGTGAATTGATGTCGCCGTAGTTCAATCTAACAACTTTCATAGCACAAGGTGCTGTCAAAGAGTTTCTGCCTACGCCACCATCCCAGTAAAGTAACATTTTACCAGATGTACCAAATTTCATATCTTTTCCACCTAAATTAGCTTCGTTTACGATAGCTTCTGTAACATAGATATGTTCCAAGTCGAAAACTTTAGCCAAGAAAGATTCGTCAATGATTTGGTCACGTGTTACAGCGATTAAATCACGGATAAATGGGTTTTCTAAAAGAGCATCCATAACATCATTTGTGATTAAAGCTGCGTTTGGCATACGACCAGAAGCCAATTTAACAACTTTTTTCAAATCTCTGATAGTTTTTGAAACATTGTTTGTACCATCAGTGAATTTAATAAATTGTTGACCAGTTGGGTTAGAAACAACACCAGTATATGTAGTCCAGTTGTTAGCGTCAAAAGCATATTTGCAAACAACTTCTTCATAGTTTCTGTATGCATCAATCATCAATTTATCAGCGATTTCTTGTTTGTAGCCTTCGCCCATTTCTTCCATTGTTTCATAAGCGATAGGTTCTTCAACGCCGTAGTCAGCACATACAAAAGAAACCATTTCAATATCTGTAGCTGTTTCAGCATATTGAGCACCAACTGCTCTTTTTCTCAAAGAATTACGATATAAGTCTTCGATTTTAAATTTAGGATATTCACCCATTCTTTTTGCAACGGTAGCAACACCAAATGCTCTCATAGCAACAAAGTCACGGGTATCTTCCATTAAACCTTCAGCCTTATCTGTGATAAGTCTATTAAAAGTTACTGAATTATTTGTAGCCATTATTTTTTCTCCTTTTATTATTCTTTAGTGTGTCCCGTTACTTTAAAAGAACAGGGATTAATTCGTCTTTAATTCCAGTTGCTAGAGCTTTAGCAACAACAACTGCACCTTCACCAGCTTCTACAAGCTGTCCACTAGCATCTGTAGCTAATTCATCGCCAACAGTTACAGCACCACCTAGACTAGCGAATGTAATATCCCCTATTCTTGCAACTGCAACTGGTGAACCAGCTAATGCAGGACCAGTAATATCTGAAATAATACCATCAATAGCAACTCCAGCACCAGCAATAGTACCAACAGGTGTATTATGGTCTAATTCTGCTTTTACAACTACTGCATAACCTAACTTTCCAGAAAAGTTTGCATCAGCAACAAGTGTAAATTCATTTGTTCTTCCCATTTTATATTTCTCCTTTAATTATATTTTCTCTATTTTGTTATTAAACGTAGAGCTTTATTAACAGAAATTCCTTTAGTTTTAGCTAATTCTTCTGCTTCTTGATACTTTCTATCTTCTTCTGTCATATCATCAGCACTTTTTGTAATAGAACCAACTTCTTTAGTCATTTCTTCGTTTTGTTTAGAAACTTTTTTCAAAGATTCCAAAATAAATTCTTTACTTGCATCATCAAGATTTGATTTTGCAATTGAATAAAGTTTTTCACCAATTTCTTCAGGTGTTCCAGTAAGCATTGAATATTCGTCTTTTGCTTTTTGAAGATAAGACATTTTTTCAATCTCAACTTCTTTTTCAGCCTGTGACTTTTTAAGAGATTCTAATTCAGCTTCTAAATCAGCTTTTTGTTTGATAATCTCTGCAAGTTCAGGGTTTTCAGAAGATTTTTTCATTTCTTCTTCTGCTTTCTTCTTAGCTTCTGCTTCGAGCTTTTTCTTAGCTTCTGCTTCTGCTAAATCCTCAGCAACATCTTCTGCATCGTCAATTTCTTCGTCTTCATCTTCTTCGGCTTTAAAATCAGACGCTTTTTCAACTTCAACTTCTTCTGATTTAACAACAGGAGTTTCTTCTTCTGCTGGTTTTTCTTCTGGTTTAGCATCTTTTTTAATTTCTTCTTGAGCTTCGCCTTCAGTTTTTTCAACAGGAGTTTCTTCTGATGGTTCTTCAGCAGGAGTTTCAGTTTTAGCAATTCCTAGAACAGCAGTTTTGATAACATCTAATGCTTTCAAAACTGGATTTTTTTCTTGTTCTTCCATTTCGCTTTTTTTCTCCTTTGTTATATCTAATGTTTCATTTTGGGGAACAGTATCTTGTTCTTGATTATGAGATTTAGATACTAATGAAACTTCATATTTCCCATCTTGTGTTTTTGTGATAGGCATTTCTTTAAATTTATTTACAAATGCATTAAATAATTTTGCATACTCTTTAGTTTTTTCTTCTTTAGATAGTTCACTCCATTTAATTTGAGACATTGCCTCATCTAAACTATCTTTTAACAACCAATAAATTGCATCATTCATTCTATTTTCAGCCCAATCATTTAAGTAATGTATAAAGGCTTGTTCTGCATCTTCTAATTCTACATCACAGCAATAACAATAGAAATCGCTATATTTTTTTATGCCTTCTAAAACAGGTACAGCTTCGTCTATAGCACCACCGTGGTCTTTAACTATTTCAAATTCTGTTTGTTTATTAGCCCCAGAATTAAAGGTAGGACACAAACTTACTTCGTTTGATTTAGCCATAGTAATCTTAGTAAATTTTTTGCTCATTTTAAAATCCTCTATATTTCTGTATTAGTATCTTCGATTTCAAATAAAAGTTCTTTACAACCTTTACCACCAAAACTAAAACTATTTACCTCTCCATTTTGTATCATATTAAATAGCTCATCATTAACTATAAAGCCACATTTCCATATATTGTCGGTGTATTCATTCCCATTAAAAGCAAATGTTTTTCTTTCTACTTCACTTTCAACTGGTATACCAAAATCTGCATTAAATAATGTATGCGCAAATCCGACATGATGTTTAGATAATATATTAATATTTTCTAAAGTTTTATCTAAGTCAACTGAACCACCTTTTACTATTTGTAAAGTTGTATCAGCAAGTTCTATACTTTTTTCTATTTTTTGTGATAAATTAGATAAATAAGACCAAGCCATTTTTTCAACAGTTTCTGCATCCATAAATTCATGGTGGTAATCGCCATAATCTTCACCACATTTTTCACAAACTGTATGTTCTGGGTCTAAATAACCTATATTACCACATTTTAGACATTTGGTAATTATTTTATCAGTTTCTGGCTCTACCCAGTAATTAGTTTCATAGACTATACCTTTAACAAAATTATCAGCCACTATGTACCCCCTTTCATAGCACCACCGTAGTTACCACGTGGTTTTTGTTCCGCTCTGTTTGAGTTTTGGCGGGTTGTATTTTCTTCATCCATCCCTTCGACTGGTTGTTCATCCAACGCAGAATCACTTGCTTCAGAATCTTCATCTGCATTAAGATAATCAGGGTTTTGAAGAGCAGAGTAATTAACATTGTTAATAGTTTGAGTTTCATATCTGATTTGTGCATTTTCCCATTGGTCTCTGGTCGGTTTAGGAGCCATTTTACCTACCAATTTATCAAGTAAGTAATTATTTAATTCATATGTAGGTGTCATAAGTGGACCACAGTTTTTAGCAACAGATTGAATAAACCAAGAAACAGCTTGTAAATCTAAGTCATCTAAGTTTCCATAGTCTAACTCTGGCATTAAATCTTGGTCAAAATTGTTTACTTCAAATAATAAAGGTATTAATTTTTTATTGACTTGGTTTTTAATTTCATCTAAAATAATACCTATAAAAGATTTATATATTTTAGTTTTTGTTTGTTCGCCAGAAGCACCTTGATATACTTTACTTTTACCCATAAAAGAATCAGATAAAAGACATAATACGATTTCGGTGTTATATCTTTCTATCATTTTATCTGGGTCTAAACCAGTTCCCACTTTACCTTGAATAAGTTCAATATTAAAATCTTTAGAGAACGGTCTTATGATACCAGCCTCTTTACCTTGTTTAACATTTTTCATAAATGCTTCTAGTTGTCTACGAACTTCTGAACTTTCAGCGGTATTATATTTTTTAGACATATATCTTGGTGGAACTTGTATGTCTAAAATTCCAGAAAAACCTCTTTCAAATGTTTCTCTTTGTATACGTTCTATATTTTTTTTATTATAATAAGAATTAAATGTTCCTCTCAAAACACTTTCACCCTCTGGATTACCATTATATCCGTTCATAACAAAATGTAATACTTTATTATAAGGGATTTTAACATCGGCATTATATAAATCGCCATACTGGTGTACGGCATTTATATTACCATTATTATCTATATCCCATTGGTAAATAGAGTTTTGCCATCTTGGAGAAAGTTTTGCAACACCAAATAAACCATCATCGTATATAGATGAAGTCATCGGGTTATTGGTTTTACCATTCCTCTTTTTTAAAACTATTTCTGCTACAGCAAAGCCATATTCAGCCATTGTAACACTATTTAAAACAAAATTATTAAAAGATGTAGCCATATCATCGAATAGCATGCTTCTAATAAGAGTAGCGTATTCTTCAGCCTTTTCTAGTTTTTTGTCTCTTTCTTTATCGTCTTTGGCTATTTCTTTCGGTTTTATACCCCAGTCTGGTTTAAGTGCAATTGCATTTTTAGCATTAATCCAACTGTTTACATAAGGGTCATTTAACCTCATTTCATTGATAAAGTCTTTTTTATTTTTGCCCTTCCACAAACGAGAAACATCATCTGGAACTTTACCATGTACACCTTGAAGGTCTAAACCAGTATTACCAATTTCGGTTTCTATAATATTCTTTCTGCCACGAGCCATTAATATATAATCTCTTTGTTTTAAAACATTTAATCCGTAAAATCTTACAATTTTATTCTAGTTAGTTAATAAAATAATAAAATAAATCAACTCCACCCTGTATTTTTAAAAGTCCATAAACCACCCGCCAGTGAACAATCTGAATAGCTTTCACTTACTGGTGCAAAAGCAAATATAACAGCATCTGCCAAGTCGGGTGATTCTTTAATTTTTTTACGCATTTCTTCTTTAGGTGACACTTGGATTTTACCAGTTTGTCCTTTTTTCCAATCTGCACACATTAAATGTCTTTTAAGTTTTTGATTTCTAGGTAGCAAAATAGGGTTTTCTTGTACATATGGGTTTAACAGGTTTCTAATATTAAACCACAATTCATCACGTTTTCTATAATATAATTCACGTGCCTCTTTTGTTTGTATTTCTTCATCATAACTTAAAGGTTCATCAAAACCAGCACCACCACCAGAGTTTATAGGGATAATATTTATTACTTCTCTTTCATCTATATGGTCGTATATAGGTTTGCCTAAACCATCTCGTTCAAGACAGCAATAAGAACAACCATAATTATTATAAACTTCAATTATTTTTTCTTCTAATTCTGGTGCTCTTAATTGAAATTCCTCCAAATAAATTACTTTATTACCATCTCGTACAGCAATAGTTGAAAAGTCACGACCTAAACCACCAGAAATATCGACACCCATAGTAATAATACCTGATGCGTGTTTTTCTGGATTTTCATAATCATTCATTGATTTTTCTAACCACTGTTGATTTATAACACAATTACCTTCACCATCTGGGAATTGTGCCAAAATACGTGTTTTAAAATCATATTGATTAGGGTTCATTCCGCAATCTTTTAATATACCAAAAGCTGATATAGGATTTACAAGATTTGGGTATGGCAATTTGCTGATAACCTCGTGTTCCCATAAACCTACACAGTCATTTTTCAAAGCATCTTTATAATTTGTACCACAGTATTTGTCTAGTTTATATCGCCAATTGGTAGGCTCTACTTCTGGGATAAGCATATCTTCAAGCCGTATATCAGTTTCTATAAAGTTAGGTGTGTCAAAAGCAGAAATAAATATTCTGTGGTAGTTGCTATCTGGTTGCATAGCGTTATAAAACTCGCCAGTTGGACCATTCGGCAATGTTGGGTTTCCTAGTAATATCTGTTTTGCTAAACCAGACTGTAATACACCTCTAAAACCAGAAAATGTTTGCTCTGAAATACCTTGCATTTCATCAAATAATACTAATAAATTTTTGGCGTGAATACCAGAAATAGCGTTTTGATTTTCTGTTGATATACCCATAATATAAGATAGTTCATTAAACCAGTATTCAACAGTATTTGGTGAATCTGAAAAGTCTTTGGGAAGAAAACTATATTCTTCACCGAATCTATCTTTTACATATTTATCAGCTCTTTTTGCAAAGTGCTTAATGTTAGCAAATATAGACCTTTTGACCTGAGAAAACACGACAGAGGTAATAATTATAACAGTACTTTCATCTGGGTCATCAGATACATTACATACAAAATAGTAAAAGGCGAGTGCACCAATAATAAAACTATTGTGGTCATATACTTCTGTTAAGTACGTATGTGTATTGTCTACTTCTATACATACTGTAGACTGTAAACCTACGTTGTTTATATGGGTTATTTTTTCCCACCTAAAACCTTCGGGGCAATTCTCATAAATATATTTTTGTGTGCGGTCTGCCCCACTTATTTTTGAGCATTTTACACATTTTTGTAATGCCTCTTCTTTACCGAAAATACCTATTTTATTAACAAATAATTCAATATATTTATTTTTATTTATTACTAATTCCCAAGCGTCAAATTGTTTATCACTACCAGTGTATTTAACTTTACGATGTCTACACCAAGTTTCTATACCAAAACGCATTAATAATAATCTTAATTGTTTTATTAAATCTTTATTAGCAAGCGTAATACCTATTTTACAATCGTAGTATTCGCTTTTCCATCTAGGATTTTTTTGTTTTTTTTCTGTTTTTTTAGTTATAGCATAACCATCACATGCGAATATTCTATTAAGAATCAATGCAATTTGTCTAAGAGGAAGCCTGCCTACAAAATCTGGTAAAAGTTTTTCTGTCGACTTACAACCATATAAACCCCAGTCTTTAACCTTGTTTAATACAGGATTTTTTCTAGCACCATCACCAACTACACGATATTGATATTCTCTTTCGTTATTAACTCTTGAGCCTAGTTTTATTACACAATCTATAAACTCCTTTAATTGTTTATTATCTTCTTGTGTAAACATCACACCATTGGTTGTGCCACCATCACCTATTAAATAACCTAATACCTTACATTCTTCATCTGTAAAGTCCAATTTTGTAGGTTCTATATTTTCGTGTATTATGGGGGTTAAAATATAATCACCGACATTTAAATCCTTTGCTTGTGTCCAACCTTCGTCTTGCATTAAACGTGTCTTCCTAATACCATCAACCGTATAACGCTTTTTAACGATAATACCTTTATATAATTGGTGATTTGTAGTACGTGTTATTACCTTGCCTGAGCTAGTTTGAATTTCTAAACACTCTTTTATCCCATTGTCTGTAGCTCTGGCAGTTTCACCACACTGTTTATTAGTGTTTTGGTCATAAGATAAAATTTTAAACTCTTTATTTATTAAATCTTTATTTTTTACGAGTGTACCATCTGCTAAAACGCTG